GGGGCCTGCGATCGCAGGTCCTGAAAAATTCAACCCCTATTTAGAGGCCCCCAAGGGAGTAAAAGATGAGTCGTACGAGATCGATTAACCGGTATGCAGTTGGCAAGATGGAGGATCAGTACAATAGTAGCACTCCAACGAGTGTTGGCTATCAATCTGGTTCTCCAATCGTACCCAACTACGACTGGTTATCTCAAATCACGGACGAACTCACTCCAGTCGGTTGGGACAGAGCCGTCAACCCCTGCAGCCATTTTAAATGTAAAGGTGGCACTGGAAGCTTCCAAACGTACATTCAGTACGCAGGAAATCCTTCCATTTGCAATCTGAAATTTAAAATTGTTGCGAGGCCTGGTTCTTCCTTATCTTACCAGCTCCCTGCTGGTGACTGGGCCGGCTTAGCCGGTAAACTTGCTGACCGACTGAACGGCAGGATCGACGAGGGCTCCTTAATCGGAGTATCCGCGATCGAGCTTGCAAAAACAGTTGCAATGATTCGCAACCCGTTCAGTCTCATGAAGCCCAATTGGCGCAATTTCACATACATCACGAGTAAGAAGGGTCACAAGATCCGACTTGCTGCGCGAGACCTCCAAAAGAAAGAGGGAAGTGTGAAACGGTTGTCCAATATCTGGCTTGAGCACCGTTACGGTTGGAACGCGCTGTGGCAGGATATCAAGGCTGTGAGTAAAACAACAGCTAAGATGCTTGCTGATAGCGACCCGACCGATGACGGTGGCGGTTACGACGCCATAACTGAACAAGAACAGTTCAGCGGCGTCAACCAGGGATATTATTACCTCCCTGGTGATAACTCCTCATACTGGAGCGATTGGTACATCAACAACTGGCCGAGTGTAGGCGCATCCGGTAACTACCGGATACGCTTTCGCACGATGGACAGTAAGGGGGTGTACCGTGTTGGCTGTAAGCAGGCAATTGAGTCTGCACAGCGATGGTCGAGAACTAAGCGTCTAATCAACGCCTACGGTCTTGATGCGTCCTCTATTGCAAGCGTTCTTTGGGAAATCGTGCCATTTTCGTTCGTGGTCGATTGGTTCATCGACCCACTTGGGATTTGGCAGACCCCGTCGAACCGTTTGCGCCTCCATGCATCGGATGTGAAGAATTTGTGTGCTTCACTTACCGTTGTATCAAGCTTAGCGACTGATGTCCTGTTATGTGGAAACCCCTTCGGGGCAACCACGAACTGGGCATATAGACAGCCGCAAGTTTGGGGTGTCGGATATTTTCCAGGCATTTTTAATGCGACCTTTAAGTCGTATCAACGCTGGAATGACATCCCTGGAGGTAGTATGTCGTCCGTCTTCACGGACAAGGACCTCTCATTAATCCAAAAGGTATCTGGGATAGCGCTCCTAGCTCAGAAGTTTACCTGAACCAGTTTCACACTTACCAGAAGGAGTCCGTTATGGCTTCAAATTCTCTCACCCTCTACTATGACAGCGCCACGACCCGTTCTTTCAAACTGGTCTCGTCCGGAAGTTCCGGTGCCGAATACCAGGTTGAAGGTCGTGACCTCGCTACCCCTTACAGCATCACAACGACGCGTAAGAAGACGGCACCCAATGCCGCGGGTAACGATCACATACAGGTCCGAGTCGCGCGTACGGAGAGAAATACTTCGACGCAGAAACTCGCAACGATGCAGGTGTTGCTCGATATATCCATTCCTAAGGATACGTCGGTCATCACAATCGCTGAACAGAAGAAACTGCTTGGCGAATGCTGCTCGTTACTCCGGGATGCGACAGCGAATGCGGCCACCCAGGCCAACGTCACTGCGCTCATCGGAGGTTTTGACCTGTGATCACGAAGAGGGATCTCATCAAGATAGCGACTTTGGTTGCTATCCTCTGTGAGCTTCTTCGTGAAGCTTTGAGTCGTCTGCCTTTTGGTAGTTAATTCTACCGCTGTGCAGTAGTTCTTGTATACAATGCCCTGCCCCTGTTGGGGGCAGGAGTATACCCAAACCGGCTCAAGGCTGGAGGGCAAAGAGTTCTAAACCTTAAACGGACCGGAGGATCGTATGGAAACATGCGTCAATCTGACTCTCTCCTTCTACAGAGCAATTCAACAAGATGTCAAAAAGCTGTATCCGGAGCATGAAGATGAGATTGATTCATCGTTCGACTGGCTCTTAGCGGCCCAACCGTCAGACAGTGAAAAACTTCTGATGATCAAGTCGTTATGCCAGCTCGGTAAAGCGATGGAGCAATCGCTGATAACTCCGAAGTTATTGGAGGTACCAGCTTACTTCCCCTTGTGGGAGGGCTCCGTTCTTCCCGTATTTCTCCACTTCCTTTTCGAAGGATTATTCTTCCCATCGGGACTTCGGTCCTGGGCTAGGCAGCCCAACGATGAAAGAATCTCGGGAGAAATAGCTAGTGCAGTTTTTGTTCTGCGGCAGATCCTACTTGCCTTTTCCAAGGCCGAGGATCTACCCTGTGACCGTGAGCGGACCGACGAGTTACTTTCCTTTAGAAAGAGAGTAACGAAGAAGCCCGCCTTTTCGGTAAGATACCCTAAGGATTTCCAACTTAAGGTATATCGGACAGCAAGAATATTGTTGAACAACGTCCTGATGAGGGACGATATTAACGCAGATTCTTGTTTAAGTTCCGACAGACTAGTTGCTCCATTGGCACAATGGTCAGAACTTCCTTTTGGGAAGCATGGCCCCGGTGCCGTGGCCGGAGAAGAAACAGGCTTTGGTAAGTGGGACTTCACCCCCGATCCTCGGACCAATAGGATAACATCCTACGGTTCCGAATTCGAGCCTCTATACTGTCAGTATGAGGGGGAGTTAACAACTCTTGGTGTAAACGGACATTCTGTCGTCACACTAGTGCCGAAGGATTTCCGTGGTCGACGCATTATCTGTATCGAGCCTAAAGAGCTTATGTTTGCTCAAAGGGGCTTGATGGATGTGCTTTTCGATATTGTCCACACGAACCAATTAACAAGACGAAGCATCAACTTCAGGCGACAGGAGCTTTCGCAGCGTTTCATCCAGAGACGCGGCATAGCCACCATCGATTTGAAGGATGCGAGTGATATGGTATCACTCGATCTCGTGAAAGCATTGTTTCCGAGGTCCTTTGTCGAGTTAGTGTCAAAGTTCAGGTCTCCTCATCTTTACTTCAATGAGATGTTACCCAATGAAGAAGGTGATTGGGTCGCGCCGAACATCGTGAAATACGAGACGGCGTTTACCATGGGAAATGCGTTATGCTTTCCCATCGAGACACTGACGTTCTGGGCCTTAAGCCTTGCCACCATGATCGAGTGTTCGACGCCATACCTATGGCATAGAGCGCAAGATTACATCGGTGGTATAGGCTCCTGGACACCTCATACGTTTGAGAAACATTTCCCATTGCGGGTATTCGGCGACGACATTGCCGTACCAGCACGCTTCTACAGCGACGTATGTGAGACTTTGACAGAAGCCGGCCTATCTGTAAACGAGCTCAAGTCTTGT